ATGAAAATCGAGATTGACCAGAGCGAAGTTGTGCACATACTGAACGCGCACAACCAAGACAACCCGTTACTCAAACTGATTCTATCCAAACTGGAGAAAGTCATGGCAACACAAGCCGAATTGGCCGCAGCCCTCAAGACTGCGAACGACGCACTCACCGCGATCGCAACCGAAGTGGACAAGGTGGGCACGGAGGTGGATACCCTCAACGCTGCAATCGACAATCTCACGGCGATCATTTCCGCCGGCGGGGCGACGACACCGGAGGTGGATGCAGCGCTGGCGGCATTGCAGACGTCCGTGAATTCCATCACCGCGAAGGTCAAGGCGGTGGACGACAAAGTTCCAGATAGCCCCGTAACACCATAACAGAAACTATATGCCTCATAAAAAGCCGGTCCAGTTGAGATCTGATCTAACTCAGTCACGACTCAAGGAGTTATTTTCTTACGATGCTGAGACCGGCTTTTTTACTCGGAGAATGAGGGTCGCGAATCAGCATGCTGGAACGATCTGTGGATACAGAGATCCAGATGGGCATATTTACATCCGGGTCGATGGCCACCTATACCAAGCACACCGGCTGGCATGGCTATATGCGCATGGGAGATGGCCGGCGAGTGGCCTTGATCATAGAGATGGGGATGGATACAACAACCGTCTGATCAATCTCAGAGAGGCCAATCAGGTTCTGAACATGCAGAATCTACGCGGGGCCTACAAGAACAGCAAAACTGGCTTGTTGGGCGTTTCCTACTACGCGAGGTACTCCAAGTGGACCACCAGAATAAAATGTAACGGTACCTATAAATTCTTGGGATATTTCTCTACGCCTGAACTTGCTTGCCGTGCCTATCTGGAGGCGAAAGTCAAATTCCATCCTTTCCAAACTCTCGTTGCGGGGTCGCCGTAAATGTACGTCGGGAGTGTCTTGCGGGTTCTCCGAGGGGAAGCCGAGGACGGCGCCGGCGGCGTACTCCCGAAGGAGCTGCTGCCGGTGGATCGCATCCTGCAACGCTGGGATGTGTCCATCGGCACTGGCTTACCCTCGGAGGCGTGGGATGATAATCCGCGCACCAGTAAACCGCCGCCGCTGGACGACGATACCGCGACCGTGGTGGATCAGATCATTCTGCGGCTGCCCAAGCGCACCAATCAGGTGATTGTGGCGTGGTATCGAACGCCGCAGCCGACGGAGGTGATTGCGCGTAAACTGAACATGTCCGCGCGCTCACTGGAGAATGGCTTGAAGGTGTGCCTGAACTTCACGCTATGGAAGTTCCAGGAGAGCCGGCATCGGACGTTGTTGCGGCTGCTGCAGGTGCGCGTATGACCGAACTCGTGCGACGATTATTTGAAGTTGTGCGGGCTATTGCCGAATACCCGCCAGATAAGCGCCCGCAGTTGCAGGTTTACCAGTGTGACCACTGTCAGTGCCAGGAATGGATCTTGGTCAAAGGTGGGTATGTGGTCTGTACGAAATGCGGCGAGACTGCCACGGATTTGAAAGTCACGGGTCCGGACGCGCCAGACCCGTCTTCAGTTCAATGCAACCATGACCTGCAGAGCCCTGACAAGACGCTCAAGGCGACCTTGGCGCCTGACTATGGTTGGCGCTGCACGGTCTGCAAGTCGGAGTGGTATCCGACGGACTGGGGAAAGAGTCGGTGAGCATTGATAAAGGCGCTAGGTGCAGCCCAAGCATTGACCTGGTCTTGCGGGATGGTGTACAAATTCCTGCGATACTAGACCTTCTGCCCCCGCGCTAAGCGCAATACTCCCTGAAGCCCCACCATCCGCGTGGGGCTTTCGCACTTCTGGAGCCTGAAAATGTCTGTGACCAACCCGGTTACGGCGAGCTTTACCGCGCCCGCCACGTTCGAGGATGGCACGGCCATTCCGGCGGGCACCATCACCAAGTACCAGTACGGCTTCGGGCAGGTTTCGGGCACGTACACCATCATTGCGGATGACGTGAATCTCACGGAGACCGCCGGCAAGCAGACTGGATCGCTGCCCACGAATCTTGCGGTCGGTAATTGGTTCGCCGCAGCGCGATCAGTGACCTCGGCTGCTGCCGGGAGTGCGACCTCGAAATGGGGTAATGAGGTCGCGTTCACCATCGCTCCCAAGGTCCCGAGCACCATCATGGATTTTGGCGTTGCCTGAATCGCCATTTCCAATGGTGGTTTGGGCAGGCCCCAAAACCTGATTGCACCCTTCCCAACGGCCCGCTCACGTAGATGGCCGCCAAGCTTCCTAAGGCGATCTCAGACATGCAACTGACCGCGGTGCGCACGCTTACCTCCGTGCTCGCCGCCCCCAGTCTGCAAGCCTCGGTGAGCGGTTCCACGGCCACATTGAGCTGGACCCCACCCGTGCCTACGGGTCAATCAGTGATCGCCGGCTATCGGGTCTACAAAGGCACTACGGCCGGATCGCAATCGACGCTCATCGCCACCACGACGGCCACGAGCCTGCCGGACACCCTCTCGGGTACGCAGTTCTATCGGGTGGAAGCGTTCGACCAGTACCAGACCGGCAACAGCTCAGTCCCGGTCGGATGTGTTCCTCAAGGCAACGTTTTCCGATTCGCCAATGCGGTCGGGCACTACTACCGCAATAACAGCTATCACTTCGATGCAGCGGCGGTGAGCTCGGTCACCACAGTGCTGAATGCGCTGCAGTCCAAAGTGACCGGCGTGTGCATGTCGGGCTATGCGCAGTACTTCGACAACGGCACGAGTGGGCCGAACTACGTCTGGACGCAGGTCGATACCATTCTGGCGAACTGTGCTGCCAAGGGTAAGCAGTTCATCTTTCAGCTGGCCGACCGCAACTTCTCAACCGCCAATGGCTCGATTGCGGCCAACACCTTTCCACCCTGGTGGATCACGGCTGGCTATTGTGCGGCGGCCGATGGCAATGGCTGTTCATTAGCCAAGGTATGGGATCTCAACTATACCAACAACGCCTGGATTCCGTTCTGGCAGGCCTTCGGGGCACGGTACAAGGACAACACCAGTCTTGCGCAAGTGCAGATCGGCGGTGAGTCGGTCCTGCTCCTCGGCGGGATCTCGAGCGCGCAGTATTCGCAGTACTACAAGAATCTGAAAGCGGTAGCGGCTGCGACCCGGGCGGCATTGCCCTACACGCTGATTCACGTCATGGTGGATTACGTGAATGCGGTGGACTTTGCCAACACCGCTTTGCAGATCCAGGATCTACTGACCTACTTCAAGAGCTTGGGTGGAATCAGTGTTGGGGGTCCGGATCCGGCAGGACCGGGACCTACGAGCACGGCGGGCAAAGATCCGACCGTGAACGAGGTCTATCAGGGCAACACCGGCGGCATCGACTATCGGCCCGTGCTGATGTTTCGGTCGCAGATCGAGGCGCTGTTCCAGAATATCAACGCCTCGACCCCGGAGAACATCTTTACGCTTGCGCAGAATACGGTGAATCCGCAGATCATGATCTGGACGGATGTGAGCTCCTGGTCGAGTATCCAGACCAAGATTCAGAACGGCACGTTACCGGCCACCCGCGCAACTGCGCCGAGTGACAACTTTCAGTACGACGGCGGACCCCAAGCGCCGGCTGATTTCTTCGTCACGCTGCAGGGCCAGACGGCGCAGAACTCATCGATTTTCAATCCCTCTTCCCCGCCGTCGTTCAACATCCCGAACGAGGGTTCGATCTCCTTTGGATGGCTGAATGCGGTACAAGGTCCCGCCCCCATCGCGCATTACGAAATGCAGGTCAGTACGAATGGTGGGTCCACCTGGACGACACCGACGGGCGGTGCCTCCATCAGCACCGCGGCCCCGAATGCCCAAGGCACCCGGTTCAAGGATGCGCAGTGTCCTAACTGCGTGGGTAGTACCTACGGACCCACCAATGGTCAGTATCTGACGGCCACCCAATACCTTCATCGTTTGCGCGCGGTCGATACGCAGGGAAATGTCAGCCCCTGGGTTACGGGCGCCAAACAGTACATCTTTAACGGGCTGACGGGCGGCATGTCGGTTGGAACGCCTTCCGGTGGGTCCGGCAGTGCGGGCGGTGGATTGAAGTGGGGCGGCGATCTCAGCAGTGCCTATCCCACTAACTACGCGGTATCCGATCCTACCTATGGGTTCGTGGCTACCATCGACATGTCGGCGGCGACCGGCGGCTATTTCCTTCCGACCACAGGATGTAACTACTGCACTTACAACCAACAGGTTGGGTCGTGCGATTACATCTACTTCCTGCTCAAGACCACGAATGCCGCCATTAACATTGTCATGCATGGCGAGGTGGTCGGCGATCTTAAGATGCGTCCCGGGGGTGCGCCGGCTGCTAATTTGTTCAATGGTTTGGATCTCATTCTTTCCAAGTATGTGGCCGGCGGGACCGTGATTGCCAACACGTACCAACTCTATCAGGTGCCGTTGGCTGACTTCATGACGCCGACCTCGACGACCAGCACCGATCCGTGGATTGGATCGGTATCCGCATTGGGTGTACGCGAACTCACGCTGTACAAGTTTTTGTGGCAAGGGCAAGCCCCGGGGATCGTCACGCTCGCGAAGGCCTGGGTCGGTAAGTGAGTATCACTTTCGTTGGAGCCGGCACGGTTACCCGAGGAACCGGCGCTCTGACTGCGACTGCGCCTGCGCATAATGCGGGCGATGTGCTGATTCTGTGCACCGGAGAGAAGGTTGGCTCTGACACGCTAGCGACGCCGGGTGGGTGGACAAAAATGACCACCACCAACAATGCCGCCCAGGCAGCCGCTTTCGCTCTCTACGATTCCACAGGCAGCGCCAGTATCCCGTCCGTCAACTGGAGTGCGACTCAGGTCGCGTGGGTTTTCGTGGCAGCGTATCGAGGGGTTGACCCTGGATTAGCGACCGCTTTCGCGGGGCAGGATAGGGCAGTCGCGTCCACGAACAACATAGGACTGCCGGCTGTCAGCCGTACTCCGAGTGTGAATGGGGCCGTCTGCTTTGCCCTGGGGCATAAGGAGAAGGGGCCATCCTCGGATGGAACCAACTACTCTGTTCCATCCACTTTCAGTGGGACCGGCACGATTGCCAACGCAGTCGAAGACATCCCCAACGGGGCATCGGTGGCCGTATGTTTGGGTCACTGGATACAGGATGTAGCGCAGCTTATTGCTTCGACGGGTGCATTCACCGGAACTATTGCTGACTCAACGTCCCGCACTGCGCAGTGCTTCATATTCGCGTTGCAGCCTGCCGCTGCCGTTATTGCCCGCACACGCAGTCTGTTAGGCGTCGGTACTTAGGAGATTCAGTTGGCCGAGAATGTAGCGATTACCGCTGGCTCAGGTACTACGATCGCCACTGACGAAGTGACCGTCAATGCCGTGGCCGTGCAAGTTCAGCGCGTCAAGTCAGGCTGGGGCGCGGATGGCTCCTACAATGATCCTGCGGTTGCCACGCCACTGCCCGTTCAAGCCACGCTGGATGCATCGCAGATGTCCAACGTCGGCACGATCGTCACGCCGAAATTCGCGAGTATCAACATTTCCAGCTCGGGTGATAACAGCATTGTGGCGGCCGTGACCAGCAAGAAAATCCGCGTGCTGTCCTATGTCATAGTGGCTGACGCGGCTGTCGCCGCCAAATTCCGCAATGGGACTACGGATCTGATGGGAGCTGCCTCGTTAGCGGCCAATGGCGGGATTGCCGCACCTTTCAATCCAGTGGGGCAGTTTGAAACCGCCGCTAACACGGTGCTCAACCTCAATCTCGCGAGCGCTGTGGGCGTGCGAGGCCATCTGACTTACGTGGAGATTTGATAATGCCCGCATCGACCTATTGGGCCAACAAGATTTACAACGTCACCTACAAGGCGACGAATCTCACGGCCCCCACCACGGTGTACATCGCGCTCTTCACCAGTACCGCAAGCCTTGCGGAGCTCAAGGCCGGCACGCTGACGAACGAGGTGTCGGGCGGCTCCTACGCGCGTACCGCCTGTACGTTTGGCTCGCCTACCGACGGGGATGGCACGGGGGGCACTGTGACCTTCCCGACTGCGACCGCAGGGTGGGGCACAATTCGGTATGCCGCGGCCATGGATGCCAGCACGGCCGGTAATGTGCTGGAATACGGACAATTGACATCGGACGTGACTGTGAATAGCGGAAACACCTACCAGTTCAATAGTGGGTCCGTCGTCGCGACTGTGGACTAGTTGACTGACACAAAATGCTGCTGCTTCTCCGGGGCGCGCCGCCGGCCAATCCGGGCGTCACGTTCTCCTTAAGTTCGCAGCTTGTTTTCGACAATTCAGCGCACGTTACTTTTTCGACTCTTACAGGTTTCGGTCCTTTTGATTCGGTCGAGCTGCAAGTCTCGGTCAATTTGGACCTCATCACGGGCTTTGCGGGGGCGGGGCATGCCACGGTAGGCCCTGGGGTTGTCTTTGCGACAAGTACCGCTGTTGCGCTCTCAGGCGGATTCAGTGAGCGGGTGAGCTTTGCCAACCTGCTGGGTTCGGGTTGGACCGTGGGTACCACGCTTCAGGGCGCGGTGAGCTTTGGTACGTTGCTGGGCTTCAGCGGTGAGTTAAGCGCTATTCCGGCCGTGAGGTTCGGGCTGCTGTCGGATTTTGCGCCGGGCGCCGGCAATCTCAGCGGCGGGACGATTACTGCGGGAGTAGGGTTTGCACTGCAGAACTCGTTTGCCGGATCTCCCGTGATGGTCGATAGGGTTATCTTTGCCTTGGAGACTGATTTTGTCGGGACTGGTCAGTTCGCCATCCCGACCTTGGCCACCCAGATGCGCTTGAGCTTCAGCGCCGATGAGATCCGCACGTTCTTCCGGAGAGGCTAGTGCGCATCGGATTAATGGATTTCGGTCAGCGCTTGGGTATCGCGTGGACTTGGAATGGCCGGCGATACAGCCGTAGCTTTCGCCTGCCTCGGATATGGCGGATCTGGCTTAACTGGCGCTGGAGGCATCGAGAATGGTTCCGACGTTAAACGAGGGCAGCCGCTGTTTCGTGAAGGCGAAGTTCTACGACAAGAACGAGGATCCGCAGATTGCCAGCTCCCTGCAATACCGTGTGGACTGCGAGACCACCCAGACCGCGATATTGGACTGGCAGACAATCACTCCTGCCGCTGTGGTCGAAGTTCAAATCGATGCCACCCTGAACACCATTATCAATCGCAGCAACGTCGTAGAGCGCAAGGTCGTGACCTTCAAAGCGAATGCAGATCCACCCGAGGGCGCATTCACCGGGGCACAGTTCTACGATCTAATTAATCTGCAGGGCCTCTAAAGTAGACCTCAGTAGATGAAAGGCCGTAAGACCGGTGGCCGCAGGAAGGGCACACCCAACCGCATCACTGTCGAGCGTGAAGCTGCTGTAGAGCAGGCGCACGAGCAGATCGCCCAAGTGCTGGGGCCGACTGCTTTCGATGGGGATGCGCACGCCATGCTGATGTCCGTTTACAAGGATGCCAGTCAGCCGCTCGTGTTGCGAATTGACGCGGCTGGAAAAGCCATTGGCTATGAGAAACCCAAGCTGTCGAGTGTCGATGCGCATGTCGATGGCGCGCTAGGTACCTATGCTGCCCAGCCCATCCCCGTCGAAGCGCGCGACAGTGATTCCCTGGCGAGCCCAGCCGGGTCCGCAGTTAACGGCCATTCAGCGGGACACGGTTGATGAATTGCTATACGGCGGCGCGGTATTCGGCGGCAAGAGCGACTTTTTGCTGGGCGACTTTGCGCAGGATGTGCCGAGGGAGTACGGCAAGCACTGGCACGGAATTCTGTTCAGGAAGAACTACCCACAGCTCGAGGACCTCATAGCGCGTTCCAAGGAGATTTATCCACCCTGGTTCCCGGGGGTGAATTGGAGCAATCAGACCAAGACTTGGACCTGGCCGAATGGTGCGACTCTGAAGATGCGCTTCATGGAGTCGGACGACGACTGGATGGAGTACTGGGGCCACGCTTACACGTGGATTGGATGGGATGAAATCGCACTGTGGTCGAGCATGACGCCCTACCTGCGCATGAAAGCTCGCCTGCGTAGTGCCTCGGCGAACATTCCGAACAAGCGCATACGGGCCTCAGCGAACCCCGGTGGGCCGGGCCACCACAACGTGCGGGCCTATTGGAAGATCGACGAGTATCCGTTAGGTGGGCATATATTCGTGCCGGAGGACGGATCCGGGATGAAGCGCCTATTCATCAAGGCGCGTCTGCAAGACAACAAGATCGGGATGGCCAACGACCCGGGATATGAGAATCGCTTGGAGGGGGCGGGGTCGCCGAATTTCATCCGTGCAATTAAGGAGGGCGACTGGTCCGTCATCGAGGGTGCTTTTTTCCCCGAGTTCAACCCCGACAAGCACGTTATTGAACCTCTTCCCCTGCCGACTCACTGGACTCGGTTTCGGGCGATGGATTGGGGCGCAGCCGAGCCCTTCAGCGTGGGCTGGTACGCCGTCAGTGACGGTGAGCTAGCTCAGTTCCCTCGTGGCGCGTTGATCAAGTATCGCGAGTGGTATGGGATGAAGGATGGGCAGCCGAACGTCGGTCTGAAGCTGACCGCAGAACAGTTGGGAGAGGGCATACGCGCTCGTGAAAAGGGCGATCGAATTGCCTACGGAGTGATCGACCCTTCGACGTTCGCGGTCAATGGTGGACCCAGCATCGCTTTACGCATGGCTCCCACGATCTGGCGGCCGGCGGACAATAAGCGTGTTCCTGAACGTGGAGCGATGGGCGGATGGGATCAGTTGCGGGCTCGGCTCCTCGGGCAGGACGGTAAGCCCATGCTGTACTTCTTCAAGACCTGCACTCACACGATTCGCACGATTCCCATGCTACAGCACGATTCAAAGCGCGCTGAGGATGTGGATACGGATACGGAAGACCATGCCGGGGATGAAACGCGCTACGCCTGTATGTCACGCCCCTGGATGAGTGGGGATGCCAAGTCCACTCAGCAGCCGACTGATAGCTACGCCAAACTCTTCGAGGATCACGAGACATCCGCATGGAAAACCGCGTAAAAGCGCCACAAATGGTGCCGGTCGATCGCGAACAGTGGAAAAGCCAAGTGCAGATGTTCTACCCGGAGGCATTCATTCAGGACGACAGCACGCCCTCGGCCATTCGTGAGCGCGCCATTCATAAAGCACGAATCGTGGGGTTCTTTATGCGACCTCATTCGACCGGGCAGGCAACGGGCTACATCCTGGATCCAGAAGAAATGCACAGCCCAAGTGGGGGATGAGCGCATGCGGGCCCGTGAGCAATTAAGACAAAGTGGGGGATAGCGTTGAAATTCGATGCTCTGGACCTGGAGGCTCTGATTGACGAGATCCAGGAGGAGTCCCGTGCGCGCATCGATACCCTCATTCAGCCTCGTCTGCGAGATCGGCCATATGTTCCACGTGCGCGTCCCAAGACGGTGATCGTTTCACGGGCTGCTCAGGAAGCAATCGAGACGCGGGAATGGACGAATGGCCAAAGCTAAGAAGGCAGCCAAAAAGGACTTGCTGCCCTCCAGTCCCGATGAGGCGCTGGCCGCGATCGACACTGACAATCCCACGCTCGCCAGGCTCGTCTTCAACTTCAACCAGAGCTGTGATGCGACGGCGTGCGCTCGGCGGGAAGCGGAGATCTACCGCGACTATTACGACGGCAAGCAATGGAGTTCCACGGAACTCGCGGTCTTGGAGAAGCGCGGGCAGCCGGCCATTACCGACAACCGCATCAAGGACAAGGTCGATTACACCTTAGGCCTCGAGCGCAAGCTCAGGACCGATCCCAAGGCCCAGCCCCGCACTCCCGAGGACGATGCAGGAGCGGATGCCGCCACGAGTGCCTTGCGGTATGTGGCCGAGTGCAATCACTTCTCGCAGATCAAGTCCAGCGTCTTTGAGAACCTGGCGATTGAGGGCTGTGGGGGATGTGAGGTCATTGTCGATAACAAGACCTACGCCAAGACGCAGAACAAGAAGGTCCTAATTCGCTATATACGCTGGGATCGCTTGTATTGGGATGCACATTCGCTGGCGAAGGATTTCAGCGACAGCCGGTATTTCGGCATTGTCAAATGGATGGACCTGGATGAGGCCAAGGCGGCGTATCCGAAGCTCTCGGAGATGTTCGACTTATTCACCGCCCAGAGCTTTGCACCCGGTTCCCCGACCTACGATGACAAACCCCGCTGGTTCGATCGGGGACGTAAGCGCGTGCAGATCCATGAGCAGTATTACCGAAAGGGTGATACGTGGATGCGCGCCGTGTTCTCTCGGGCGGGATTCATCGAGGAGCCGGCGGAGTCGGTTTATCTCGACAGCGAGACGGGCAACAAAGAGTGTCCCCTCATCCTGCAGTCGATGTATGTGGACAAGGAGGGCAATCGCTACGGCATCGTGAAGCGCTACAAGGACCTGCAGGACGAGATCAACAAGCGCCGATCCAAATCCTTGCATTTGCTCTCGGTGAACCAGGCGTTGGCCGAGAAGGGGGCTGTCGAGGACAAGGAAGCGGCCCGTAAAGAGCTATCTCGTCCGGATGGGTTCGTCGAATACACCCCCGGCATGAAGCTCGAGGTGCGCGAGAACGCAGACCTGGCCGAAGGGCAGTTCAAGCTCCTGCAGGAAGCGCAACTGGCTCTCTCGGCCACCGGACCCAATGAAGCGCTCCTGGGTACCACCGGGGATTTGTCCGGTCGTGCCAAACAACTAGACCAACAGGGCGGAATGATCACGCTCGGGATCCAGGGTGATTCCATCCGCTTCTGGCAGAAACGGGTAATGACCGCGGCGTTTAACCGCATGAAGCAGTTCTGGAGCTCCGAGCAGTACATCCGCATCACGGAGGGGGAACAGACGAAGTTCATGCCGGTGAACTCGACCTACCCGGACAACCATCCCCATGTGCAAAAGGGGATGAAAGTCCCCGGTGCGCGGATGAACGTGATGGCCGACATGGAAATGGACATCATTATCGATGAGGCGCCGGAAGTGGCGACGGTGCAGCAGGAGGACTTCCAAGCCCTGACGAGCCTTGCAGGCGAGGCCCATATCCAGATTCCGCCTCAAGCCTTGATCGAGGCTTCGGGACTCTCGAGCGCGACCAAGAAGAAGGTTTTGGACGCGATGTCAGGGAAGTTACCTGATGGAACGGAGATTCCGCCGCAAGTGCAGCAGATGCTTCAGGCCAAAGAGAAGCAGATCAACGATATCGCGCAGGCTCAGCAGCAGAAGACCCAGGAGCAGCAACAGGCCGAACAGGAACTGACACAGCAAGCCTCCGAGGTGAAGCTGCAGATGGCCAACCTAAAGGCGATGCAGGACGGATTGCAGGCCAAGAGCGCCGCGTTGGAAGCGCAGTTCGCCGCCCGTCAACAGGAGCTTGAGGCCCAAATGGAGATGTTGAACGCCAAGGAGATCGAGCTGAAGTCACTGCAATTGTTGGCAGCTCAGAATCTCAAGGCCACTCAGGATGCGGCCAACTCCGTGGTGGATGGGGCGGCCAAGGAAGCGGCCATCAACACACTCACCGCCAAATTGGAAGCCCAGCAGGTCGAGCACAAGAAGCAGGTCTCGGATCTGGCCTTGCAGCATAACCAACAGCTGCATCAGGAGCGGGAGAAAGCGCGTGCGGCTACAGCGCAGCAGCAAGAGCAATCGGCTAAAGCGAACGGTGCCGAGAAAGCGAAGCCGCGCAAGATATCGGTTGAACGCGACAGTCAAGGCAGGATCGCGGGCGCCACGGTCGCGTAAATGCTGCTTCTGCTCTTGGGCAGCAATGCTGCGGCTGTAGACAGCCAAACTACTCCGCGAATGGCGGAGGGGTTCTACCGGCGCAAGCAATCGCAGCCCAAAGCGGCTGTTCGATCTAGCACTGTGCCATCGGTTGAATTAACAAAGCGTATTGCGACATCGCAGATATCGCGGACCATTCCTTCATTCGCTGGCTATCACGCCAGTGCACCGGATCGATCCGCACAGATCGATGCCGAAATCCGGGCGCTCATGTATGTGTCTATGGAACGTGACGACGAAGAAGCGTTGTTCACCATTCTGACTGCACTGGAGTATTAGCCATGTTGAAGCTCATCAGAGCAGGGATTGTCGTACTCGCGTTGTCAAGCCCGATCGCGTGGGCGCAAGCGCCATTTGCAATCACCAATACATCCACCGTCAATATATCGGCGACGACGAGTTCGGCGAGTGTGGCGTTGCCCTCGGGAATACCGTCGCGCTCGCTGCGTATTTTCAACAACGCCGGTGCGGTTGCGTTCATCGCGTTCGGGGGATCAAGCATTACAGCCGCGACCTCGACTAGCGTCCCGATTGCAGTGGGAGCGGTCGAAGTCCTGAGCATTCCTCCAGAAGCCACGTATGTGGCCGCGATTCTCGCCTCTGGCACTGGAACGGTCTACTTCACCGTGGGCTTTGGAATCTAATATGCGCTGGCTAATACTTCTGCTGTTTCCTGTAATCGGAAGCGCAGCAATTCATTCCGGTCCCACGCCTTCCACTACGGACCAATTACCGCCGATCGCAGACGGCACCATCCTCGGCAACACCAGCGGCTCGACGGCGGCGCCGAGTGCACTCAGCATACTTCCCAGCGGGCTCTCGACGGTTACCCCAGGTGTTCTCACCGGGCAATTTTATCTGCCGAATGGTGCCAAAATCTGGAATCTGACCGATCGCGTGATGGTCGGCTCAGCTGCTCTCGGGAACGGCCAGTTTTTGACCTATTCAGGGCTGCCGGCTTGGGTGGCAGCAACCTATCTCTTTCGGGATTCTCAACTCGGCTCTATTAATACCACTGGCATGTGGGGCAGCACAGCGGCTTCGCGTACCTCCGATGCCCCTACCGGAGAGACTACAGGTGCTCTAGGCGCGTACATGGTAAATGACTACGCTGGAACAGGCTCTCCTGTAGGAAGAGCGCAGTATTCAGAAATCCAGCACAGCACCTCCAGTGCAAGCGCTCAGAGCGTCATCATGGAGGCCGTTCTAAAGAATACCGGAGGTACTAACTATGCAGTTACGCCTTACGGCGGCTCAGGCTTTGGCCCGAGCGGATTCTCCATGGCCTGCGGTGGAGACCCGTCTTACGGCGGAACTGCTAACGCCAATTGCAACTACGCCCTGTTTGTCAACCAAAGTGTGGGGGCGAGTGTCACCTTCAACAAGGGAATAGTCTTTGGTCGCCTCGCGCTAACGGGAGCCGATGGAACCTCTGGTGGGGGTAATTCGGGTCAAGCCCTGGAAATGGGCTACGGGCAGGGGATTCGGTGGATTTCATCCAACGGAACACCACAGGCCGGACGTATCAGTTCTGTGGGCACTGCAAGCACCGATCAATCTATTGACATGCAGTTCCAGAACAATGCGGTCAGGTTTTTAAACAACAGCAGCTCATACTCATTTGGTTTGAGTCATGTTGCTTCTGGCCTGAACTACCTTCTCGCAACCGACGCCGTTGCAGGATCTTCTCCGATCCTGTCGCCTATAGCGGGCCCTGGGAGTTCGGATACCAATCTCGATATCAACCTTACTCCTCTGGGTACGGGTTCCGTTAAGACGCCCAGTCTGAATATCACTGGCGGCTTCAGCGCTGCATTCGGAACTACGGGCGTCGGGCTTCTATCGACATCCGCCACGCAAACAGACAGCACGACTGGAGCGGGCACTGTCACGTCGGCTTATTACCACAACATAAGCCCGCCAACCTTCGCAACGGCTGGCAATGCCATCACCATCACCAACGCCTACACGCTGGACATTGCGGGCTGTCCAAATCAGGGCTCGAACGTAACAATTACTAACTGTGGAGGACTTCGGGTCGGCGGCGGAATAGTTCAGATCAACGGACAGCTGAATGCTTCCGGAAATCTGGCCGCTAATGGCACCGTAACGGCCAACGTAAGCAATGGGGCCAATGTAACTAATATCGGCACCGGCACCACGACTGGGGCAGTCACCATCGGCGGTGGCAGTGATGCAGTTATAATCAACTCATCTTCGGCGGGCTCGATTAAGGATACGGGCCTGATATCTACGGGCACGAAGTTCACGGCGGCAGGGACTGGCTGCACAGTGGGCACAACTACAGGCGGCGCGACGGCGGGAACGTTCGCGCTTGCAGCGGGGCCGTGTACTTCGGTTGCCATTACCATGAATGGAGCGACCGGGCTGACGTCAAATACGGGCTGGACCTGTCAAGCGCATGACAAGACGGCGCCAACAGTGTTGATCGGCGGCGAATCCTCCAGCACTACCACTACGGCGACCATCACCATTCCCGCAGGCGCCGGCGCAACAGATGTGATCAGCTTTTCATGCGCAGGCTACTGACCCGCGCCGGTCGATAGGCGCATAGCAGCGGCAGGGAGCCGCATAAGCCCGACGACGGGGCCACACGGTCGAATCGCACATCCCTGCGTCAACGGGATAACAGGTCGCCGCTGTTCGGGCGTTTCGTAAATCCAAACGATAGGTGGATGTATGGCTGACGAAAGTCCGTCTCTGGACTCGTTGATTGGTAATCGTGCGCGTGATGAAAACGGGCGTTTTGTCTCGGTG